CTTCACATTTCACCTCCTTTTATTTGGGTTAGCTGTTAGCAAACGGCAATTCCGTCGGTGTAGTTAGTCTCCGCGCCCTGATTATTCTCGACAAGGTAAAGACAGCAACCCCTAGGGTCTCCTTGATGATACGCATGAAGCCCTAGCAACTGCGCCAGCTCTTCCGCTTGTTTCATCAAGTTATCTTGCCTCGTTTCTTGCGCCTTGCTGAGGCCGTAATTACAAGCATTCTCGGCTAGACGGTGCAAAGTCTTACTGATTTTCTGAAGCTTTTCCCACTGATACAAAACCCCTCTTAATTCTCTTACGTCTTTAATAGTTTTCATTTTAATTTCCTCCGGTTGTACTTCTGTTTTGTCCCGCTATTATTATCGGCTCGCTTCGTTTCATACTTTAATAATAACACTATTTATTTTATATGTCAACTATTAATTACACTGTTTTATTTATACATAATATCTATCAATATATCTATGCTTAAACTATAAAAAAGACAGTGAATTTGCCTAGGTCTAGGTATCAACGGCCATTAAATAATTGATCCTGGCGCAACGTAGCGCAAGATTTTAAGTTACAAAACTAACTATTTCACCAATACGCCCAAAATAGTCCCTTGCCAAAATCCGGCAGACTCTTATAATTAGCGGCAGGACGCGTAAAAATGGGTTTTGTAACTAACAATAGGATTGTTACTTAAGATACTTTAATGGCATATATACATACGAGACGTGGTAGACCCCCCAAACGCCTAGAATATTCCTACAATATGACCGCTGACGCTACTTTCGTCATGGCCGGTCAATTAGTAAACGAGGCTCAAGGCAAGCCATATGAGGACAGGTTGAAGGCTTTACAGGTATTAATGCCGCTGGCCTTGAAACGTATACCGGATAAGCAAGAGATTAGACAGCTAACTATTAACGCCAGCCCCGAAGACGTAGCTAAGATGATTCAGCTTGCTGAAGCTAACCTGCTGGCCCGCAAGAGGTTACAACAAGAGCCCGTGCCACACTCTCCGCCCGACCGTAACAATCCTAACAATACTAACACTGGGCCAGACTATCAAAAGTAATAATCCTGACAAAAGTGAATCGGGGGTAGGGGGTTGGCTGTTATTGTAACTATCAATTTCTCACGCGGCGGAATATTTTTAGACTTTGGGTGCTTTATTTGGGTGTGAGTTGTGATATAATCATGACAACTAAATGGGGGTTGTCATGGAAGAGCGCAGATGTGAAGTTGAGGGTTGTAACAACTTAGGGCAACACAACGGATTTAGGAACGGAAAGATATACAGAAGTAAAAAATGCCAGAGACACAAGAGACTACATTATGGGATGAGTTTAAAAACTGGCAAAAAGTGGAAGAAATGGTATTTCGGCAAGGAATTTAAGAAGAAACACAATAATACTTGCATGCTTTGCGGGTGGATTGGCCCATGCGATGTTCATAGAAAAGTTCCAGAATCTCAAGGTGGTAGATACACAGATGAAAATTCTATCCTGATATGTCCAAACTGCCATCGTCTCCAACACCCAGAGGTATTTCCGATGTATTAAACTCCGCAAATCTGGGCTATGACGCGGATCCGCTCTCGTGGGGGCAGAACTTTTTCCCGAATCATTTTGTGATGGCGACGCCGGACTTTCATTATTTGCTGATTGATACGGTGATGGAGCACAACAAGGTGGTGATCGCGGCACCGCGCAGCTCTGCAAAATCCACAATCCTCGTATTCTTATTCCCGATCTTCCAGATCATGTTTAAGAGGAAGAAATTCATCCTGATTATCTCGAATACGTTCAAGAAAGCGGCGATGCACTTGGACACGATCAAACGGGAACTCGCCGACAATGAAAGACTTAAGACCCGTCATCCCCCGATCACTCTCGCCCGCGACGCGGAAGGCGACACGATCTTCCAGCACCAAGACGGCTTCAAGACAATGGTGTTATGCAAAGGTGTTGACCAGATCGGAAGTGTTCGAGGTGTGAAGTTCGGGGCATCTCGCCCAGACCTAATCATCTGCGATGATATGGAAGATGATGAGTTGGTGCGGAATGTAGAGAGGCGAGAGAATCTTAAGCAACTGTATGATGAAGCTCTAGTCCCAGCGGGCGCACCAGGCTGTCAAATCGTAGTGGTCGGAACCATCTTCCACGATGACTCACAGCTAGCCAAGATGCTCGACCCATCCCAATACAAAGACTACTACAAAATATTCTTACGAGCATTTGACGAGAACTCCGTAAAATCCCTATGGCCCGAAAAATGGTCACTAGAATTCCTCGAAAAACTAAAGAAGGAGTCCCCGAATGTCTACGCCAAAGAATACCAAAACGATCCAGTTGCAGGTACGAATACTCGCTTCAAACGATCCGACTTCCGTTATTACGAGGAAAGAGGAGGCTCAGTATCTCTCCTCCTTCCTGACGGAACTCCTCAAACGACCTATTCTCTTTCAGAGTGTCGAGCGGCTATTGCATGCGACCTTGCGTGGAAAGAAAGCAGAACTTCGGACTCTAGCGTCATTATGCCTGGACTCCTTACTCCAAATAGTGAGATCCTGGTTTATGACTACGTTTCGAAGAAAGGGATGCGTCCCGACGAAACAGCAGAATACCTCTTCTCCATTTGTGCCCGTCTAGAAGCAATGACGGGAAGCACTGTGCCAGTCGGGTTTGAGAAAGCAATGCTGGAGAATGTGACGCAATGGTTACTGAAGAGGGAAATGAAAGCGCGGAACAAGTTCTTAGTAACGAAAGAGTTGGTTTGGGACGCTGATAAGAACACCCGCATTGAGACCCGTTTGCAGCCACGCTATTGCCAACACGTCATCTATCATAAACACGGAATGGGAAGTCTTGAGTATCAGTTGGAGAGATTTCCGTATGGAGTCCATGACGATGAGGTCGATTGTCTACAGGGATTAGTCCAACTCCTCCAATTCCCAAAAGCTCGCACGAAAGAAATCGCGGCAACAGACGAGTTTATGAGAGTCCGAAAGATTCTGATAGATTCTAAGAACACAGAGAAACGACCCCGCAAGATTTCAGCACGGCCTGAACATCCTCAAATGAAAGTTTACACATCTTGGCGATAATAATTAGAAAGTTTTGTAATGAGTGTTATTATTATTAGTAATCAGGAGTTATCCACATGGCCGATCTTAAGTTAGACAAGGATGAATTCCACGCCTTGAAGAATGAGGTAGTTCTTTCCGAAAAGTTACTTAAAGATAAAGTTATTCCGCAGATGCGGGAAGCCTTAAACCGTTACACGAATAAACATGTTCCAGTCATCGCGAGAGACTGGGATATTATTTTAAATGAACTCTATCCGATCATCCAGTATGAAATCCCAGCAATCTTCTTCCGCAACCCAAGAGCATTCCTCAAACCTCGAAATAAAACGTTTATTGCTAAAAGGCGTGACCCCGTTACTGGCGAGATGGTTGAGCAACAACTCGATGCCGGCCAATCCGCGAAGACGCAGGAAGCCATTCTCAATTATAAAATCCATGAGATCCGCTATAAAGATGAGGGGCAAAGAACGCTGATTGATGCGCTGATCTTTAAGTACGGGGTGATGTGGCATGGGTATAAGGGTGATTTCGGGATGACGAATGAGAATAGCCTTTATATCGAGAATGACGATGTGTTTGTGCGCCGTCTCAGCCCAATGCATTTCCTACACGATCCTAGTGTCTCACTTGAGAACCTTGATGAAGCCCGTTGGATTGGGAGAGTATTCTATGTGAGGAAGAATGATTTGGTGGAGGATGAGACTCTCGATGTTGATAAGGGTGCAATTAAGGGGGAGTTAGGATACGCGGTATCAGTATCCTCTGATGAGGCCGATAATAAAGGGGGATTCGACGTAATTCAGTTGAAGCCCGATAACAAAGCTCTCATTGATTACGCAGATGCGGAGTTTCAGAAGGGGGATGCCTCAAAGTTTGTGAAAGTCTATGAGATTTGGAAACTTCCGACTCCGAAAGAGAAACGGGATGGCGAGAAAGGGAAAGTTATTCTCTTTACGTTCGACCAAAGAAATAAACCTCTTCGTGTTTCTAAGTGGCCATATAAAGCAAAGGGATTTCCCGCAAAGCTCCTGATGTTTAATTACGTGCCCGATCAAGTTTATCCTATGGCCGACACCGAAGTATTCGGAGCAATCTGCGATCATAAGAATTTGGCAGTGAATATGCAGCTTAGGAATGCCCAGGAGAACAGCAAGGTTTATGTCGGCATTTCCAAGGAAGGAGCCAATGAGGAAGACATCACGAAAGTCCAAGAAGGCGATCAAACAATCCTCACCTTCGAAAGTGGTAATCCTAGGGACAGAATGTTTGTTCAAACTACTGGAGGTGGCGCATCTAATGAACTTTATCAACTTGACCGCCGAATCCAAGACAACCTTGATGAGAAATCGGGAGTATCCGATCTTCGAAAAGGAGTCCTTCGATCTGGAGAAGAATCGGCAACTTCTGCGCAGATCCGAGCATCTGGATCGTCTTCACGCCCTGCTTACCGCCAGGACATCATGGCTGACTTCCTTAAGGAATCGTTACATTTCCTCAATCAACTCATCAAACAGTATATGCCGGTCACAGATGCCGTCCGAATCGTCGGGAGTCTCGATGTTGAGTGGACAGATAATTTCACCAAGGAGGAAATCCAGGCGGAAACAGACATCGAGCTTGATGTCATCAGCATGCTCCCCGAAAATCCAGAGAAGGAGATTCAAGAACTCACGACGGTTCTTAACCTCATGGTGCAGGCCGTTAATAACCCACAGCTTGCAACTAAGATCGCGCAAGAAGGAAAGACCTTCAACATAAGTCCGATTATTGAGAATCTTCTCATGAGACTGAAGATCAGGAATCCCGAAGTGTTCAGGAATATTCGGGCTGAAGAGTCAATGGGATTTGTGGGAGTTAAGGATTTAAGGGATGCAGAAGCAAATGTTCGAGCTGCCCTTGCTGGACAACAACCTCCAGTAATGCCCTCCGAAGGGCAGGATCACATCGCCCATATTGAGACCTATGGTAGTATCGGAGGAATCGTGAAGGAGATCGGGAATACGATTGCCGGCCAGATTCTTGACGCGCTTTCTCAAGCTCACATGGCACTTCAACAAGAGTTAGAGGCTAAGAAAGCACCGAAAGCTGGACAACAAGTGAATCTTGGGAAACCTAAAATGATGGGTCTTGGGGTTTGATTTTTGTTCTTATTACCGTTTTTAAAGAAAACAATCCGCACCTTTTATAAAGTACTTAGGAAGATATGAGTGCTAAGAGCCGTGGAAATTGGCAGACTGGGATTTGTCTGAAGGATTGCACGCATAAGGGTAATGAAGCTGTCTGCGGTGGATGCGTAAGATTCTCAAATCTAAACGCAAAAATCCCTGAGATTACAAGAATGGCTGTTAGTTTTGATAGTATTAAGACCTACGGGAAAGAGTCAAAGAGATTCTATCCGCACTACAACAATGCGTTTGGGAAATATATTAGTACGAAGGGCGAATATCTGTCCGAGATGAAGAAGGGCGGATTTGTTCCGTATACGGGCGAGGCGACGAAGAATACCCGCAAAGAGTATAAGGAGTCGGATTGGGCGCGCAGTATGAATCGCCACATTATTCACACGACTGATTCTAAAGGACAGGCGCATGTGAGCAGTACGTTTCGTAACGAGTTAGCGAAACGAGGGGTCTTATTACAAAATTCTAATACTAAACAGGAAGTTTCTTACGATACGTCGAAAGGTGGGTGGGGATAATGGCTGGATCAGCTGTTTCAATGGCGGCAAGTTATATCGCGGATAAAATGGGGGAAGGAATTGATAATTTTTTAAGCGGAGATAAGAATAAAGAAAAATCTGAGTCGAGTAGTCCTTCGCAATCAGCACCATCTGCATCTAAATATGGGGATCCAAACGCCGGATTAAATTCGGCGACTACCGCTCCTCTCCAACAATTAGCAGCTGGTAAACTTGACAGGTTGTTTTATGGCCACTATCTTCCGGAACATTTCAAGAAGACCAGCATTATTAAAACTACAGGGAGGGTTCGATGAGGCCTAGTGGTAAAGATAACGGGTTGACATATACTGTTCAAGAAGTCAAAACAGGAAGCGGCATTAATCTTAGCTTCAAAGGAATTGATCGAGACGATCTTGATCGTGGGGGATATGGATCGCCCGCAATGAAACAAATGAAGAAACATATTCATTCTCAAAAGAAAGGGATTATTAAATGATTGATTCTACAATGGCTCATAAATCAGGACGAAAACCTGGGAATCTTAAGAACGGAAAGATTTGCGGAGAACCGTCTTCTCAGAAAGTAATTAATACGTCAGTATCTAAACCTCGCGCAAGTGCAGATGGATTTGCTTGCCGAAAAGGATATTCTTGTGGGAAGTTTCCGGGTGGGCCAGGAACGAGTCTTTTAGATTAACATGACTTGGCTTGATCTTGACGAAAACACGATTGTAAATGTTGATAGAATTATCGCGGTTGAAAAAAGCGATGAATTCAACTCTATCATTTACGTTGATTTTGGAGGCCGGTCAAAATCATTTAATCGAAATATTCAGTTTGATGTTTTGAAGAAGATTCTCTACAAGCGTTCTAGTAGCTCCATTGAAAAGAATCTTGAGCAGTTAGCAAAATATCAGACGAGTTTCGCGGGATAATTATGGCAGAACTTGAATTATTTGAAGTTGTAGACGGATCACTCGCTGTTTCTTACGAAAGTATCATCGGGATTGAAAAGAATGATGACTATTCAACGACTATTTTTGTTCGATTTGGAAGTGATGTAAGAAGTTTGGTAAAGAATATTCCTTATCAGATTATGTTTCAGATGTTGCAGGGTAGGAATATCAGATCAGAACGTCGTTTTATTGATAGTTCAGCGGCTCGAAGTTTGGAACAACTTGCAAAATACCAAATGGTACAAGTACCTTAAAGAAAGGGTCACAAAATGGCAAACGAACAGCCAACGGCCAAGCCTGAGATTGCGCAGCCGAGCTTAACTCAAACGCCTGATAAAGTTTCTCTTCAGCAAAAGTCTGCTGATGACTTGATGAAACGGATGGGATCAACTGGAGATCAGTTAAGTCAGAACACTACTTCTAACGATCTAGCTCCACAGCTTGACCCATCCGACATCGGGTATGACCCGAAAATGATTGAGCAGATTAAAGACCCTGAAGCAAAGAAGATCGTGGAAGAACTCAAGAAATCTTTAGAACGTGGATTCAATAACAAGTTCATGAAGTTAGCTAACGACAAGAAAGAAGTCGAGCAACTTCGAAAGAACTTGGAAGCACAAACATCTCAACCGTGGACACCGCAGAGGGTTCAAGAATTGTTACGCGACCCAAACTTCGCGGCATCCGCGGCATCATTACAGCAGACTCAACCACCGCAGGACTATAACGGTTCTTCGGAGGAATGGTCTGCTTTAACTCCCAATGAGAAGCGGCAATTTGCGGAGCTACGGTCTGCATTAAATCAAAATCAGACCCAGCTAAACCGAATGCTTATCTCTCAGGAAGAGCAGAAAATAAAGGAGAAATACGCAGACTATGACTCTCAACAAGTCGAGCGGTGGTACAAGGACGCAGCGGAAGGCCGAATTCCAGAAGGCCAAATCCGCGAGCTAATCCATAAGGCCATGAACGCTGACAAGTATATTGAGAGGGCGTATAAGTTCGGGTTAGAGGATTATAATAGCTCCATGCGTGAAAAAGTCGGGGCGGCCTCATCTCCTGCTGGAATTAATACTCAAACTTTGACGGATGTTCCCAAGCGCGCTGAAGGTGAGAGTAGCAGATCACTTTTCGCCAAGCTCGCTCGGATGCGTCTGGCCAATAATAAATAGAACATAATCAAGGAGTTTTACAATGGCGAATGAACTTTTCATTCCGTCGAGTCTTGATGCTACGTTAGCGACATCACTCGCTGACTACAGCAAGACTATTACGGACAACATTTACAACAGCAACGTCCTGTTGCGGTTGCTCAAAGAACGTAAACGGATGATTGATGGTGGAGTTTCCATCGTGTATCCGTTGATTAAGGCTGATCAGAACAATGGCGGATTCTACCTCGGCGCAACCAACCTCAATACCAATCAAACGGATACTGAGACACTGGTTGAATACCGTTGGCAGAACGCTTATGAACCGATCCAGTTGACGCGTGATGAAGAACGTATCAACAGCGGGCAGGCTCATAAGATCATTGATCTCGTAGGCGAAAAGATTGAACGGTCTGAACTCGCGATCCAGAAGCGTCTTGAAAACGCTCTCTCGGTTGCGGTTAGTGGAGCGAACAATCTCATTGACCTTGGAACTTTGGTGAACACTGGAACGCTCGGAACTGTTGCGGGTGCCACGGATACTTTCTGGCAATCCACGGTTACGGCATCCGGTTCTTTCGCCGCTCAAGGGCTTACGGATATGACTACTGCGACGTATGCGGTTGCCTCGGCTTCTGATGAAGATCGCCCGGACATCTATATTACGACGAAGACTATCTTCCAGTATTTTGAACAGACTCGGCTTCCTCTGGAACGTATCCAGAACGGGAATCTGACGTTCAATGCTGGGGCTACGAATCTGACCTACAAGGGGATTCCCTTTACTTACGGGAATTTCATTGGATCGGGTCTTATTTATGGTCTTAATCGTCGGTATATTGATCTGTGCGTTGACACGGAAACTGACTTCGCAATGACTCCGTTCGTCATGCCTGTGAACCAGACGGCAAAGGTTGCCTTCATTCTGTGGCGTGGGAATTTGGTCACTAATAACCGCCGTCGTCATTTTAAGTTAACTGGAGTTACTGCTTAATAAGCAGATAACGAAAGGAGCTTAATATGGCTGCTATTACACCAACACTACATGTTATTGAGAATGCTGGATCTAAGGTTCTTCATATCGCAACATTTGCGGCAACCGCAGATGACGGTGATACTTGGGCCTCTGGACTTTCTGGCATTGTTGGGTATTGGGCCAATGGTACTGACGACCCCACTCAGACAAAGGAAGGGATTGATGTCTCAGAGGCTTCTGGGACGTTCACCTTTAACTTGGGTGAGGACAATAGAGGTATTATGCTCTATGTTCTCTCCAATGCGTAAAGGGGGTGTCTTATGGCAGACGCAACTCTTACCTCTGTGAGTAATGAAAGTATGGGTTCCATGCGTTTGATTACTGCAAAGTTTTCAAACATTGATGATACAAATACATGGGGGCCAAAACTTCAGGGGGTTATCGGGTATTGGTGCAATCCGACCGACGACTCAACAACACAGACAAGTAATGTTATTGACGTGACATGGAGTGATACAACCCAAACATTTACGTTCAGTTGTGGCGAAGATGGGCGGGCTGGAACTCTCTATGTTTTGACAAAATCGTAATTAATGTCTTTCGTGGGCGAAGAGGCCTGGTGGTGAGCTTGACTCATCCAAGGTACACCGCCCCACGAGACAAAGGAGAATTAAGATGTTGATTAAGCAATTAACAAAAGCGGACGGTGAGCAAGTTTGCATCGTCGTAAAGAATGTGGATGCCGCCACGTTGACTACGGGCCTCGGAGTGATCCTTCAGTCCGCTACGTCGATTGACGGTATTAACGCTGTGAAGAATCCCGCGACGAGCTATGGTTCGATGTTCGTCGGTATTTCCCGCCAAGATATTCCCGTGAATGGTTACGGGACTGTCGTGTGCTGGGGTATTGCCGATAGCATCCTCCTGTCAAACGCTGGAACGTCCATTACGATCACCAAGGGTGATTGGCTTTGGCCGTCTGCTGTTGCTGGAGCGTTTTATAGCTCCGCTCGTGGTGCGCTCGTCGTGAATGCGGCTCTTTCGGTTTATACCGCCCAAAGTTTGGTAGGCGAAGTGAAACCGTACGTCATTGCGACTACGACTGTTCCTAACACTGTGTCGGCTGCGACCTATGTTAGCGGTATGGTTCGGGCGTTGTAATTAACATGGTTGTCTACGGAACGATAAAACTACCGTTTCGCAAGCCAATCAATTTGTTCCGCTGTGTGACCTGTGACAGTGTAGCGACTGACTCGCAGCATTCTCTCAGGTTACACGGCGGACACAAAATTAAGAGGCCGTTCAACATCTCCATGTTTGAACTGTTTCTTGTAATGATCGGGGTGATTAGATGACGGAAGACGGACTCGTTAAGGTTGCCATTTCAATCCCCAACATGGGGTACACGAATCCTATGGCTTACGCCAATCGGCTCGTAAATTTTCTTCATCTTGGGCAGCTAGAAGCAACAGGTCGTCTTACGAACGCTAATCCCCGCTATGAGTTTTACTTCTCTGTGATGGGTCGCATTTTCACACCCGTCGCCAGAGATTCAGCCGTTCAGTTGTGTTTGGAGTCTGGATGCGATTATCTCTACATGATTGATGATGATATGACGTGTCCAGATGATATGTTTGAGCAGTTAGTGAAGCATGATGTTGATATTGTGGCACCGCTTGCGTTCACTCGAAATCCGCCGCACTCGCCAGTGTTATATCACTGTGTTGAGGGCTATGACGCCGTTGAGAAGAAGGATTACTTCATCAATAACACGGTGATGAATTATCCGAAGGATAAGTTGGTGGAGTGCGATGCGGTTGGGTTTGGGGCGGTTCTCATCAAGCGTAAAGTCCTTGAGGCAATCGGCCCGAAACCGTTCATGTCGACTTGCGGGACTGGTGAGGACATCCTGTTCTGCTACAAGGCCAGAAAACTTGGATTCAAGGTGTTTATGGATACTGCCTGTAAGTTGGGGCATATCGGTAATGCTACAAACATCACCGAAGAGTACGTTCAGAACTACCGAAAAGAGAACGGGTTTGAGAAGGCTCGATACTACGAGTATAACGGAAAGTGCAGCGATAAGGCTACGTTGGTGATGGGATGAAATTATCTGTTATTGTGCCGACATGGAATAACGCCGACCAACTGATCCAGATGGTTAACTCCATGACTCGGATTGGGTTCTTTGACAAAGGCGATAGGGAATTAGTGATCGTCAATAACGGGAAGCAACCTTGCGATAAAGACTTCGCTCACATCATGGCGAAGCGTTCTCTCCAAGTTGTCAACTGTAAGGATAACCGAGGATGGGAAGGCGGCCTGATTGAAGGACTTAAAGTCGCCAAGGGCGAATACGTCTGCTTTCAAAACGATGATGTGCATATCCCACAGAACCAAATAAACTTTTACGATGAGTTGATGAGTGTGGATTGCGGAATGATTGGGCCTGTGACGACATGCGCCGCTGGTCTACAGTCTATTTACGCTCAGAACGCACCCACTCAGCTCACTGAAGTCTCATGGCTTATATTCTTCTGTGCTCTAATGAAGCGTTCTACTCTTGAAGAGGTCGGTGGTGTTGATGAAACTCTTCCAGGTGGTGACGATTTCGATTTGTCGATTCGTATGCGAAAAGCAGGTAAGAAACTATTCGTTCATCCGGGTTCATTCCTAATCCATCATGGGTTCCAAACTGGTACTCGTGTTAAGGGTGGACAGGATAAAGATGGTGGTTGGAACAGCCAGAAGATGGTGGATAATGTGAATAAGGCTTTGATTAAGAAGCATGGTTTTAAGACCTGGTTTGATTGCGTAAAACAGCAGGTGCTATGAACAATCATTGGGAAAAAGGGCTAAATATCAAGCAGTTGATCCTCGACAATAAGCCCATTCATATTTTGGAGATTGGATGTCTTGAAGGGAAGATGACTGAGAATATTCTATCTCTTCAGAATGAGTTGGATTTCAAACTCACCTGCATCTCCGACGACCTTGAGATGAAAGAAGATGGTGTTAGGCGCATTAGGGGAATCTCATATGAGGAGATTTCAAAGTTAGAGGATAACGAGTTTGATTTTGTACTTCTTGATACCGACCACAATTACTGGACGATGGAAAAAGAGTTGGCCGCTCTCCACTCAAAGATGAAGCATGGATGCACTATCGTTATCCATGATGTTGAGGTGTTTTACTACAATACTGGGGTGGCAGTAGCAAATGAAGTTGATGATACTTACGCGAATAGAAGTAAGTACCCGCTAAATGAAATAAGGGAGTACGGTGACAAGTACGGTGGCATGACTTTGGCTATCATTGATATGCTTTCAGTTAATCGTTACGCGTACAGTCTTCACTCTTGGATTTCTGATGGCATCGGAATTTGCGTGATTAAGAAGAATCCAGAAAAGTTTATGACTCTTATGATCGCTCCAGCATCAGTGGGTAAAAACAATAGAAAAGGTTCTCGTGAACTTACTCAAGTTTAGAAATAATCTAATGCGGTTACTGTGTTCGTCAGAAGGCGAAATGCCTTTCCACGCCATGCGAGCTGATATGGATGGGTTGTCTTCCCCAAAAACCGCGAAGATCATTAATTACGCGGTGAAGTGTTGCGATAAGGATAAAGAGTGTTATGTGGAGATTGGGACGTATAGCGGGTATACGTTGTGTTGTGCTGCATATCAGAATAATGTTCCGTGTGTTGGAATTGACGATCTATCATTAGCTGATTTTACATGCCCCGAAATTCTTGAGCAAAAGAAAGCTGAAGTAAGAAAGAAGATTAAGAATAATATCGCCAAGATGGTTTGGAATAAGAGTATTAGTTTTTTTGAACATGACTTCAGACAAGTAAAACTTCAATTTCCAGAGCCAAGAACTATTGGGACTTTGTATATTGATGGGTATCACAATTACGATCAAACTATGGCCGCTTTTGAGTGGGCAGAACCAATGCTTTCAGATGAGGCAATAATTATCTGTGATGATGTTCAGTTACAGCAAGTTGAAATTGCGGTATTGGAGAAAGTATTTAACGGGAAGTATAAGTTGGCGTTATTCGCGGCGCATGTAGCGGACGGCAACGATATGACTCTCGACGAGAACATTTCAACAGGGATTGCGGTACTTCAATATAGGAGACCTAAATGAGGATTGCGATTTACTACGAGAGCCGTCTTGGGCGCAATGACGGAAATCCGTTGTATGTCTGGAACTGTCTAAAGAAAAAACAGGCCAAAGGACTCCTCGAAGTAGATCATCTCGCCCCTATTGGGGATAAACTAATTCAGGGGCATTATGACGCTCATATTTGGTGTGATTGGGGTGAAGATGGACTTAGACATGTTCTTCCCTATACCCCAGTGTTTCCTGAGAAGAACGGGAAAGACCCGATTATTTATTGGCCGACTGATACTCATGTATCTGGTGATTCGTATAGTTATAGGTTGGGAATTGCTAAGAAATCAGATATTGTGTTTTCCGCTCAGAAGCCAGCGGTTGAACAGTTTGCGAAGGATGGGGTTAATGCAATTTGGCTACCTTGCGGAGTTGAGCCGCAAGCCTATCCTAGATACGAACTATTAACAAAACATAATGATGTCTGTTTTGTTGGACATATTAACTGCGAAGAGAGGGTAATGGCGTTAGACCGTTTGTTTAAGGAGTTTCCCAACTTCTTCTTCGGACAACGTCAATTTGAGGATTGCGCTAGGATCTACGCAGACTCCAAGATTTGCTTCAATATCGCCCTTAATGAAGACGTAAACATGCGGAATTTTGAGGTATTGGGATCTGGTGGATTCCTTCTTACAAGCCGAGTTAAGGCATTAGAGGAGTTACTCACAGACGGAGTTCACTGTGTCATGTATGATAATTTAGACGATATGGTGGAAAAAGCAAAATACTACCTAGAACATGACGAAGAACGCGATAGAATTGCTAATGCCGGGTATGAACACGTTATCGCGAATCATACAATAGATCACCGCGTTAATGTCATACTTGACGCTATAAATAAGTTTAGGAGAGAATAATATGCCTTATGCTTTAGGAACAACTACAACGGTTTATAAGACGGCGGATAGTGCGATTGGAACCTCCGGTGCGCGAATTCGAGTATTCTCAGCATCTTGGCTTTCAGACGGAACGGCAAGAGCGTTGGTTCTTAGGAATGGAACTGCTGATACTGACCAAATTTATGTTAATGCAGCAGGAACGATCTCAACAACGGTGACTCTCAATTTCGGACGAGAAGGAATGGTATTTGGGTCTGGATGTTTCTTAGACTTTACGGCTAGTATGGTGAATGCGTTGATTACCTATCGGGTGGAATCATGATAGGCGCATCTTCTACACAACTAGTAACTGCTGATATAGCAGTAGGTACTTCTGGAGCACCTACAAGAGTATTTCAGATTACATCATTATGTGATGGAAGTACTCGTCAAGTTCTTCTTCGTAACGGAACAAGTACTTCAGGAACAATCTATTTTCAGAGGACTGGAACTGCGAATGTGAGCGTCACAAATGAATTCGGGGAAGAAGGTTTACTTTTCCCTGGAGGATGTTTTGCAGATGTGGTTACGGGTGCTGGTATTAGTTCTGTAATTACTTATCGTCAAGAGGAGGCATAAGATGGCACTTACGGCAAATTATGTCCCAAAATATAAAGGGATTGTTTCTTCACATCCGCAACTTGAAAACTCTTCGATTTATGATGATGGAGAGATTACAACGACTAAAGGTAGGAAACTTGGAGTTACTGTCCAAACCACGACTTATGTTGTGGAGGATACAGTTGACGTTGTTGTTTGTAATGCGACTACCGAATTTACAGTAACTCTTCCTGCTGCGTCTGGTTCTGGTAGGCGTGTTCAGATTAAGAGTATTAATACCGGGGCGATTTCTATTGCGGCAGATGGATCTGACACAATGGATGGAAGTACTTCTCAACGAGTTATCGGAAAATTCGGATGTATTCGTCTTGTTGATTATGCGGCGAACAAGTGGATTTTATTGTATTAAAGGCAAGCTAAACTAACAAGGAGGCTTTAATGCCGTCATGGGTGAGTAAGGGTGGAATTTGGGAACCAGCACAAGAACGAGTCGTTGATCCGAATGCTCCGAGAGGTAAGGAAGTTTATGAAGGGCTTGATCGTGCGGCTTTAGAACAGCTTAAAGAGGAGGGTGTAAATAGTCTCGGTCAATCTTTTAGATTAGACCCTGAATTACAGACTCGCGCTCGTCAAATGGGTTTTAAGGATGTTGATGAATATCTTAAAACCTACGGATGGGATATTAAGAAAGCGGAAGAAGATTATTTGAAGAAGAAATCTCAAGTTAACGAGCATAAAGAAGAAGTTCGTCGTCAAGCACCAGTATTCCGAAGCGGTGGAGATGATGAATCAATGCAAGGGAAGGGTCGTAAAGGCGGGTTTGATATTCCCGCTGACGTTCCAAGCGTTCGTTTATAATTTGTTTCAGTAACCTGAGACAAGCTATCCTACCGACATGGTAGAGGCTTCAATGTCCATTGAGGTCTCTACCAATGTCATATAAAGTTGATCTAGGCGTTCCAGTAACAAACGGTTGGGCAACTAATAATAATTATGCCGCTGCCCAAACAAATACATCTTTAAAAGCCGCTCAAGGAAGTTCTCTTTCCCTTTATATCACCGATCTAATATTTTCAACAGATGCGGCGATTAATTTTAAGATTGTTGAGGATACTGGAGGCACTCCTGCAACTGTTCTTGGCCCATATTATTTCGCGGCAAACGGAGGAATGGCAAAACGCTTTAAAACTCCTGTTAAGATTTCGTTAAATAAAGATATTGGAATTACATCTGTTGGGACTGCTAATCATAGTATAACCCTTGTTGGATTTGTTATAACACCACCATTATCATGATTTATTACGAATACATCAACCGCCTCGAACAGTTCGGGAATCTCGATATAGATCTTGTTATTTATGAAGATGAGTCTGAGGTCAAGAGAATCCATAAATGTTTTAAGAAGGTTTACGATGAAGCGACTTTAGAGGCGGAAGCATTAAAAGAGATCGGGGTCTTAGAACAAGTAGTTCAGGAGGAAGAAATCATGCCGGCGATTGATGAGAAGCAACTTGAGATTGATGATTTGAAAGATAAGGTGAGTATTTTAACTCAGCAAGTCCAGCTTTTGGAGACTAAGGTTTCCTTGCATGGAGAAGAGTTGCACGCCAAAGACTTGGTGATTGACGAGAAAGCAAGAGAACTGGCAGAAAAAGACGTTTTAATCGCGGAGAAAGACGCTGAGATTTTAGCGGCTAAACCATAATGGCAACACTCGTTTCTAAGGGCACAGGCAACTGGTCAGCGGCAGGAACGTGGGAAGTCGCAAATTCCACGTTTGAACTGGATGCCGCTGAGAGCGCAACGCAGACTGTAGCTACTGCCGCTTCGTGGACTTCTGGGGCAACTCTTACTCCTGGGGCAATGACCGCTACTTCCATCGGTGTAAAAGTTTCATCCAAGGGAACGACCGGAACTTTCTCAGTAAGAATTTATGATGTTACCGGGTCAGCGGCGGTCGCAGGGACTACCGTGACGGTGAACGTCACAGACCTTCCGAGCTACGGATGGGTTAAATTAAAGTTTGCTTCTAGTGTTGCATTGTCCGGAGCGACCAATTATCGAGTTGAAGCCCAGGTTTCAAGCGCAAACCAGGTTACCCTTTACCGTGACGCTACTGCAAGTAACTTCTATCGGTTTGTTACTACTTCCACAACCCAATCTCCTGCCGCCGGGGATCGGTTCTACGTCGTAGGGGATTGGACGGCGGCCGCGACTTATTCAGCGAACACTGTGACTTTTGACGAAATTGGGTATACGTCACAAAGTGCCTACCCGACTGCTGTTTCTACGGATGTCGGATCTTCCGCTCTTTTGGATTGGTTAAATCCAACAAACGTTGAGGCGGATGATACAAACGAGGCTATTTCAAATAACGACGGATCTGCCTCTGCCGGAGACGTTTCTTGGAATATTAGAGCTTCAACCTACGGGTTTTCAATCCCAACTGGCGCAACTATTCTTGGTATTGTCGTCACAAAACACGTTAGTGCCGACGGAGACGGCCCAGTCACAGACAACGAAGTCCGTCTTATTCTTCCTTCTACTTCTCTTTCTGGTGATTACAAGGTGACGACTGACTGGAAATTTAATGCGTATGTCAATAACGGAAGTCCTACCGAAAACTGGGGGGTATCTTGGACAGCGGCAGACATCAATGACGCTAATTTTGGAGTGTTTGTAAGCGCGACATCAGCGTCTGGCGGGTGGAAAGCACGGATTGATAGTTTAAAGATTACGGTTTATTACAACAATCCGATTAAAGATTATGGGTCAGGAAGCACGACTGTTGCTTCTATGAACGTCGGATCAAAGGGGACTTTTGCCTCTGGGAACACCGCCTCAACGAATTACTGGATGAAATTGTCAGGGTTATGGCACACCACAGGGGACGGGACAACTCAGTTTAATACTGGAAACGGCTCGACTCGTTCCTCGACTTCCCCGACCTTTAAACTCCAATTCGATAATGCCGCGCCGTCTGACTTCGGGTTTAGTGTAAAGGGTGCTACAAACGCCGTCTGGAACGCACAGGGCGCGACCATGACGCCCTATACGACCCTTGAATCGAATATTGTTGCAACCAATACGGTCATTACAGTCGCTTCAACGACAGGATGGTTAGCAAATGACCGTGTTGTGATTGCCCCTGGCCGAAGGACTATTGCCGAGTATGAGGACAGGGTTATCGCTTCCGTTGACTCTGCGACTCAGATTACCTTGACCGCAGGTGTAACTTATCCACATTACGGGACTGCCCCGTACAAATGTCACATTATGAATATAACCCGAAACGTCCAGGTTTATGGGGCCAGCAAAACAAACGCTTCATGGGTTGATATGCAAAGCATCTCGGCAGTCGATGTCGATTACTGCGAATTTTACAATATGGGTCTTAGTGCCGCTCGTGGATTTACAATGCAGACAACAACCGGCTCTTCAAACGCTCAGTATTCCTCATTCCATGAATCAAATGAAATCTTTGTTATCACTAACTCCTCAGCAGCCACAAATAACAATGTAGTATTTTCAAACAATGTGCTTTTCGACTGTGCCACAAACGGAATCAATATGGCAGTGGTTCCGACAAATAACAATTTCACTTATGACAATAATTTTGGGATTAAAGCACCGTTTAGTTTTTCGGAAACACGTGGAAGTGTGAGTGGAAATATAGCAACGGGTGCTGGAATCGGAATGGCTTTTATGGACACGGATGTTACCGCAGCAAATTTTGGGACTTGTAACGGGAATGTTGCTTACGGAAATACGAACGGAATTACTTTTCAAGGTCAGGGATTTGGAACCTTTGGGACTATTGACGTTCATTTTAATGCAATCATTGGATTGACACTAAATGGAACGAAAGAATTAACCATAGATACCCCAGTCATTTACGGGAATGGAACGGTCAACATTGATGTTAACACTCAAAACCAGGCAATTTTCTTATCTCCGACAGTCTCAGGGTTTAACGATGGTACGAATAACTTCTCTGTGGCAACAGGGCTTAGATATGGAGCCACGACTCATTTAAGCCAGATTGTTATTAAGAACGGAGTGTTCTCAAATGTCACGGGAGTTTATACCGCCCATACTTCCCAGGATATAAACGCTCTGACAAGACCTTATCTAATGCAGTTAGTTCTTGAGAATACTTACTTAGGGGCAACGAACGAGTTTGTTCAAACCGTTGCGATGTCCCAGAACTCTTTTATCGCATCTTCCCGGCATGACCAATCAACTGGAAATCATAAGGCGTGGGTAAGAGAAGGAATCCTCTCGATTGATACAACTGCAAATATGTTCGACGTAACTCCTTCTCTAAGAATGACTCCAAGTATCGCAACTTATCGCCTTAAAAGTTATGTGGGCGGGTCTGAGGGTCTTTATTCGATTGGGAAGTGGAAGGTTGCGGTGGCGGCGGGATCAACAGTTACGGCAACAATTAAAGTCCGCGAGAGTGTGGTCGGTGACGGCACTGACTACAACGGTCAGCGAGCCAGACTCATGGTTGAAGCAAACACGATTGCAGGGATCACGACTGATACCGTTCTTGCCACAGCAACAGCGGCAAGCGAGGGAGCATTTGAGACTTTATCAGGAACGACTTCCGCAGTCTCGGCAGACACTGTTTTATCATTCTACGTTGATTGCGGATACACAGGATACACCAGCGGTTGGGTCAACGTAGATACTTTCACAGCAACCGCCACAGACTCAAAAGGTCTGAAATACTGGGTAGATGGGATGCCTTACGTCGTCGGGAATAATGTTGATGCCGGTGGTGGCGGTGGCGGTTCCGGCTGGTACGCAGGAGAATAGATTATGGATGGAATTGCAATCGGGTTTACGAGTATTGGGATAACGCTCATCATCCAGCTTTGCGCCGGGATTTGGTGGGCCGCTACGATCACCGAGAAGTTGAGACAGCTTGGGGAAGCTCTTATTGAGATTAAGAACGATACGAAGAAAAGATTGGATCAGTTCATTGAAGAGAATGAAAAGTCTCATAAATTGCTGTGGAGCAAACAGGATGATTTAAGGAATAGGGTGACGGTAATTGAAACTCGGTGTTATGGATACCATAACGGGGTGAAACATGAACTGTCAGTTAAAGAATGATTTATTGGAGTGCATGGAAATAGCGGCAAATCTTTTCGAGAAAGAAATAAAAGGAGAGATTAGTAGGTTTGAATACGAACGACAACTTGAGGAATTGAAGGCGGATATTGACGCGTCATTCCTAAAACGCTGTGAGGAGTGTGACAAATGAACATCGATTACGAGAAAGTGATTCTTTATTACCTGTTAGCTGTAAAAGTTATCACAACGGTTCGGGACGCATTAGACAAGACTCCTCAAACGGATGATAATCTTGTTGAGCGGATTGTTACGTTACTTCAAAAGGTTGGGTCTGCGCTCCTGACCGGACAGCGTCCCAAATGAAGAAATATATTCTGATTCTTCTACTGGTTGGGCTTACTTCCTGCGCATATTTTCAGGAACGCCGGGAAGCGGCTTCGGCATGTTTGGCTGATCCTATCTGCAAAGCAGATGTCCAGGCAAAGACCGATATTGTGAAGGCCGTAGCTGATGCGTCTGGGTATCCAGCGGCCGGGGCTGTAGCAGGATCTATTGCAACGGCATTGTTACTGTTCTTCGCGAGGAAGAAAAAAGAGGAGCCAAAGTAATGGGTGACGTAATTTTCATCATCGCATTCTTGGGGCTTCTTCTTATCCCGTTCGTGATTAAAAAGATGTGGTATTGGGTTGGGACGATTGCTTCGATGGGAGTATGTCTTGGGGTTGGGGAGGCGATCAGTAAGGCTTGTACTGGCGCAACGCTATCCAAGACGTTCTGGAACTACAGTCTTACCAACCCGGTAGTGGCGTGGATCATGCTCTTATGTATGTTTTTGGCGTGGGTACTTTTGATGATTCATCTTGCTTGGAAAATGATAAACAAGAAACCTGAGGTTAAATGAATTTCGAGCTAGTGTGGTTTCTATCCCCGATATGTGCGATCCTGTACCAGCTGGGCGGCACTTACAACAAACTAATCCGCCGCGTAGGAATCCCGTCGGTAATCACACTAGCTTCTATCTTCGTAAAAGGGTGGGCTTGGAGCGACCTCCTGTTGTGGCCTGCGATTTTCGGGGTACTGAGCCTACCCTTCACTATCGGGAAGGGTGACGTGCGGAAATGGTATCAATTTGCTTGGATTTGGGTGCTTGGGTATCTGCTCGGAGCCCCTTGTTTTCTTATTTCGTTCTCTCCGAGTTCATTCTACTTTGCGTTATTTCCATGTGTGATGCTTGGTATTACAGGGACTTTAAGTAATATTCCGAAGACTGCGAGCCTATTCCCTTGGAAGTTTGTTGAGGGTATTACAGGATTCTTTATGGCAACAAGTTATTGTTTGGCACTTAATTAAGGAGTAACCAATGGCATATAATTTTAGTGAGCTTCAGAGCGAGGTTAAAAGACGGTCGACTAGAGACCAAGGCGGGACTCAATTTGATACCGCAATTAAGAACGCAATCAACACTTCTCTTTTTAGGATTAGTCGGGAAGCTCCTTGGATGCAACTTCGGAGGAAGCATGTATTTCCAACAGTTGGGCAATATACTACAGGGACTCTTACAGCAACTAATGGATCTAACATTTTTACTGGGAGCGGGACTCTTTTTGTCACTAATGGTATTACTGTTGGTCGGCGTGTTCTTATCGGCGGATCTACTCAACGATATGTTATTACGGAAGTAAATAGTGAGACTCAATTTAAAACTAATCTTAATTATGATCAGACTTCCGCATCTAACTTAACTTTCACGTTTTATGGGCAGGAAGAATATAACATGCCCCCACAACTCGGAAGAATCGGTGTTGTATGGCATGAAGCGTTGGGATTCCCTTATACCCTCGAATACTCCACTGACCTTGAATTTTATATGGCGTCAGTTCCTATTGAGAACCAAAATATCCCGATTTATTACAGGATGTGGGGAGAAGATTGGGTAATTACACAACCTTTAGAACCAAGTGTAATCACAATTTCTTCTTCATCCTCTTCGGATGTTTCAAAGTCAATCACCATTTTTGGAGATGTTGCGGGTTATCCTGATTCTGAGGTAATTATTACTAACGGATCGGATGGGACAACTACAGTTAGCAGTACTAAGACCTTCCAAAATATTGAACGAGTTGTTAAATCATCTTCAACAGCAGGTCGTATTACAGTTACGGCTAATACCGGGACTTCAACGGTTGCTGTTATTCCGGCTGGGTATACGGACAGCGGATTTATGTACCGAAAAGTTCAACTTTGGCCGCTTCCAAAAACTGTTTTTAACATTAATGTTCAGTATTACAAAGAGCCAGATCGTCTTGTGAATGATGGAGATGTCCACGAACTTGGTTCTGAATTTGATGAGGCTTTATTGCTTTTATCCTGCGCAAAGATTAAGTATCAAGAGAATCAGAAGGAAGCAAATAACTATTTCTCTCTTTATCAGGATGAGCTTCGTGTATTGCGTCGCTACAACATGGATCGAAATATGGATTGGCGGCCAGGACTTAAACGACCCAGTCAGCGTCGTGGTCGTCGTGGATTCCTCAACAAGAATGTGATTTGGGAACAGTTGGGGGGAAATTTTGGACCTGGTTCAACGAGATAATCTTAATTTATTATGAAGAGAACTATGATCACCAAAACGCATAACCTGAAGATTGCAGATTCTATTATCGGTTTTTATTCCGTTAATATGATGAATGCATTCTTCTGGCCATTTAAGTTTTCTACCAAGATGTTTTTCCATTATGTGTCGATGTTCTGGAACAAGTTTTTTATTAAGGTATATAATCTTATAACCTTTTTTATCAATAGATCCTTCTCCATTAAGTTTCCTTTTAGTTTTAAAAGGAGAACCAGTGGAATAAAATCTAAGGAGATGTTTTTCGCACCATCCATGACCCTTGTGTTTATTCTTACAACCTTCTATTTTACAGGTCTTCATATGAACATATTATATGGTGGTAACTACGGACTTACAAGTATTTATTTTGGGAGTACACGATAATGGCTGGCCAAAATGAAATAACAAGTCAAAGCGTTCCAATTCCATATAAGGGATTAAATGGCGGTCTAAACTCTACCGCTTCTCCTTTAACACTTCAACCAAACGAATCCTCGAAGTTGCTCAATATTGACTTTGATAAGTTCGGGTCTGCACAGAAACGAAATGGCTATACTCCTATTAATACAGGAGATGCTTTAAATAGTGGAGCGCAGGTAACGGGTCTCCATTGGTTTGAGAAATCAGATGGTACGACCAAATTATTATATGTAACTTGCGGAGATAAAATTTACACGAATGATCTTACTTCTACTTTTACCGATGTTACTGGAGGAATGACGATTACGTCTGGAAGTCTTTGTAAATTCCAGACATTCCTAAACACCGTAATGATGTGTAATGGGGTGGATGCCCCGATTAAATCAACGGGTGGTGTTTTCACGGCGATGACTCTTCCAACAGATATCACTATTCCTCGTTGGATCAAAACCTTCAACGCCTATACATTCTTTGCTGATTCAGTGGTGGGTGGTATTCGTCAACCATCCCGTCTAAACTGGAGTACCATCAATTCCATCGACACTTGGAATGATGCGGATTTTGCTTTGATTAGCATGAATGACGGTCAACGAATTACAGGTCTTGAGGTTCTTGGAGATCGTCTAGTTATTTTTAAAGACCGTTCAATCTGGATCGGTCAGTTTACTGGCGATGTTGATGTTCCATTTAGTTTCCAGAAAACTCAGAGTCATGTTGGTTGTGTCTCTGGCTACTCAATTTCATTCATCGACAATGGATTGGCGTTCTTAGGAGAAGACGGTGTCTATTTCTTTGATGGAAACCAGTCCTTCAAGTTATCTAACCGCCTCAATGAAACATTTTGGGGAAATAATGTATCGAAGAATAATCTATGCTGTTCAATGTATCAGAAGTTCAAAAACCGTTATTGGGTAAGTCAGTTTAAATCGGGAAGGACTAACGCCGAACAAGTTATTACTTATGATAACTTTAATGAGGCATTTAGTATCTACGAAGGAATGAGTCCGTCTGCAATGGTAATGGTTTATAGTTCGGGCCGTGAAATACCCGTTTTTGGGGATTATAGCGGATATGTCTATCAGTGCGATACAGGATCAAACGATGAATTATTTACTGAGGGAGTTACCGTTCAAGACGATAATTCACTTGATCTCTATGATGATGACGATTTAAGCATTACTTTTGACGGAGTAATTCCAACGGCTATTGAATCTTATTATTATACCCGTTGGATGGACTACGATGATCTTACAAACCAAAAGGGAGTTGCTCAACTCGATTTATACTACAAGGTAAATGACGGGATTCTCACCGTTGCATATTCCTATGATTTTGAGGATTCAGATACTTACCAACTTAATGAAAACATGTCGTCAAGCACTGATGTTTTCGGAATTGCTGTTTTCGATACTTCAAGATTCGCGGGATCTGGAGGAGCGCACTCCCGTTTTGATTTAACTGGGCGTGGAAGAGTTGTTAGATTTGGATTTAAAAATTCATCCTTAGATGAAACTTTCAGAATTGATGGAATTGGTCAACTTGTTCATTTGGAGACAAATCAGTGACCGATCTTCGCGGTGGTATTACTAAAACATTCCTTCTTAGCGGGAAGAATGACGAAAAACTTAATAAATCGGACATTCTTGCTATTAATCGCGATTTAGATAATGTTTTTAATAATCTCCAAAGCAGGAATTACGCTTCTGCTGGAAATAAGTTCGGAGATCGAGATACTAATTACACCAATTTTGATTCAACTGGACACCAAACAATGGTTGGAAATGCCAGACCTTGGCGTGACCAAGTTAATGATGCTCTCGGAATTAAGCAAAATGGGAATGACGTAACAACTAATTCTACAGAAAGCACGGTTGAATTCTCAACAACTGCTGATTTGAACGATTATTTACATGTTAATATCCAATTAAACCATGATAAGGACTTAACTTCATCAATATATCCTCATATTCACTTTTTTCAGGATCAGAATGCTGTTCCAAACTTTTTATTACAATATCGTTGGCAAGTTGATTTAGCTTCTAAAACTACGGCATGGACTAACTTAAAGTGTAATACTTTAGCAGTTTCTTATACCGCCGGAACAATAAACCAGATTGCTTATGCAAACCCAATTTCAGTTCCTGTTGGAAGCACTCTTAGTGATATTGTTCAGTTTCGTGTAATAAGAGATAACGCAAATACCAGTACGGTTTTTAGTGGTGCTGACCCATATTCTGGAGCTGTTGGAATTACGTCTTTTGATATTCACTTTCAAATCAATAGTTTAGGATCTGATGAGCAATATTCTAAATAGAGGTCTTTATGTCTGAAATTGATTACGATAAACCTGGGCATTGTGCAAATTGTCATAGGGT